AGCAAAATCTTATAATTTGAATCTATTTAATATCGCAATGGGGGGCAGAGGTAATGAAAGAATATCTTTTACCACAAAATTGTGGTTTTATCAGAACGGATTCCAAGATACTTTTGCTGTTATAGGATGGACCAGCAGTTATAGAATGGATTACGTCACTAATGACGAATGGAAAAAAGGACGAATTCCCAATATGGATTTAACTTGGCGCACATGGACGGTATCCGAAAATTTAAAATTCATAAATTCATGTCCGGGTTGGGATATTGAACGAACTGCTTGTATGAGATTGTTAAATCATATCTTGGATCTACAAAACTTTTTTGTTTTGAATAAAATATCATACGTGATGTTTAATTCTTTGCCTGCCATATGGAATAAAAAGATTAGCGATTTTCAAACATTATATGATCAAATTGATAAGAAAAGATATTTTAAACCAGAATCAAGTCAGTTGGATTTTATACAAGAAAACAATTTGATTGTGAGTAAAAATGACCCTCATCCAAGTCTAGATGGACACAAGAGATGGGCAAACTTATTGAAAGAATTCATTGATGTTAACAATTTACGCACCATCTGATAATCCCAAGAGTAAATGTTGGGAAGTTTTTAACGGAATAAAACAGACCTGGCCCACCGAAACGGAAATAAGAAATAATTTTGAAAAAGATGCAAAATCTCCTGCTATGTTTTGGGGATTTATTAATAACAATATTAATCTTGTGCATCAATTGGAGCAACAGCAATTGGAATATTGGTACACAGACACTCCCTATTTTGGAAGATTTGATAACACAAATTTAAAAGATGATAATCATTATTGGAGAATTTGTAAGAATCAAATACATGCCAGATACTGTAGAGATTGTCCATCGGACAGGTTTGATCGATTTAATTTAATAATTAAAACAAGAAAAAATGATGGAAAATATATTCTTATCTGTCCCAGCAGTCTAGGTATACACGCATATCTTAAAAAAATCAATTGGCTGAATGATACTATCAAAGAAATAAAAAAATATACTGATAGACCCATTAAGATAAGAGAAAAACCTAGAAAGGCCGGAACATCTGGTCCTAGTGTGGCTGATGTGCCTTTAGAACAAGACTTACAGAATGCTTGGGCATGCGTGACCAGTTGTAGTATCAGCGCAGTGGAAGCAGCATTACAGGGCGTGCCGGTATTCAGTGATCCAAAAAGTTTTGCCTGGTCTATATCATCTGCCAGCCTATCTGAAATAGAAGATCCTTTTTATATTGACCCTGCCCAGTGGTTATATTCTTTAGCCTACCAACAGTTTACACCCGAAGAATTTAAAAATGGTGTGGCAATTAAAACATTAAAAGACTTAAATATTTTACAATGAAAAATTGTGTAGTACAATTCTTTATGGAGTCCAAGACATTCTCCAAACCAGATTTTGTGAACATTGGTGTTAATCAAGAACTTTTGGAATATTCTAAAAAATCTGCAAAAATTTATGCAGATAAGTGCGGCGTTGATTATCTTTTAATTTCAACACCAAGAATAAATCATGTGCATCCAACATTTGAACGATTTGATTTATTTTTCAATAGCGATTGGTGGAAAGAATATGATCAAATTGTGTACTTGGATACTGATGTTGTTTGTTGGCCAGACGCACCCAGCGTTTTTGAAATGTATCCCAAGAATAATAGTTTTAAAGTTTGTGAAGACAAGAGAGCACTGAAGAGATCAATTGATTGGCATGAACAGGCCGAAACAAACAGTATTCTAAAAGAATTTGAACCCAAAGTATTAAGAAAAGAAAGATTTAACGCAGGAGTGTTTATGTTAAATGAATATTCTGCCAAAACCATGGCACCTTTCCTAAAATATAAAGAATATCCAGACGATGACAACAAACTCTTGGTGTATGCGACCCTAAAAAGTCAAGTTGTTGTTGAAAAAATGGATTCAAGATTTAATAAAAAAAACGGCAGCCCAAAGTCTTGGTTTGGACACGGGTATGGACAAAAAAAATACCTACCTGATAGCAAGATATTGGTTGAGGCTAGAAAAATTTTTAAAGATTAATATAACAATTTTTTTATTTTTTTATTAGTGTACTGATCAAAATAAATTTCACAAAACGGTCTTTGAGGTAACTCGTGTTTTCTGGGAAGCACCGTGAAACTTTTATCAGTTTCTATTATCAAGATTGTGTTACTCCAATAACTTAATATTTTTTTATCAGTTCCATTTAAGATTTCTATTTCTCCTCCCTTGCTTCTATCTGTGCGTTGTTGAAAGAACCAATAACCGATATATTCATTGGTTTTTTTTGGAGCCAACATGTTGATAAAATCATCATGGAAATAAACTTCAACTTTCATCTCAACGATGAATTTTTTCCAATGTTGGTGCTCGATGTTGTTCCATTGTTCGTACAGTTTGTCGTAGATATTTCTAGACACAAGAGTACCAGACCAAACATGAGGTATGGGTTTTTTATGACAATCGATATTGGCTATTGACCAGCTCACGACGAGAAAAGATTTATCAGTTCTTTCTTCCAAACATCGCCGTATTCGCAGTTTCTATAATTTTCAAACCACGGACCACCCTCGGTGTAATGTAAGATCTTTGGATGCCCGTCTCTGGGTTCTTTGTACCAGCCCACAAGCCAGTTGTATTCGCAAGGCATAGATCCGATGTCCGAATCTTCCAGCCAGCTAAATCTATGCAAAAATTTTCCTGTTTCTTTGTTCAATAATTCCGGAGTTAATATTTGATTTTTGGGATGAGCACAATTCCATAACACCATGGAACTCCAATTCTTTCTAGGATAGGCAAGTTGTAACTGACCATCCATTTTGACACCTTCTTCTGGAGTGTAATTGTGTTGAACGCATACCACTGCTTTGCTATTATCGTAAAATTGTTCTAACTCCATGGCATCTATACGCCAAACAAAATCGCAATCACAAAACACCGCCCATCCTTGATAATTTTGTAGATAAGGTATAAAGAACCTTGTGAATGTGAATTCCGTGCTGGCCAATTTGTCAATCTCTCTGGTGTAGATGCCAGCCTCTCTCAGCAGTCTCATCTTTAATGGAACTACATCTACATCTTTATTTCTACGTTTGATCGAGTGCTCACACACTTGATACGATATATCTTCTCGAGTATCATATCCCACAAATATTTTCATTTTATATCCTTTTGGTAATAATCTTGTATATGTGTTCCCAATTATTTACTCTAATAACATTTTCGTGTGTTGATCCTTGGTTATATTCATGACTGTATAGCAATGGTTTTAAACCATATTTCAATCCCTTGATAGCATTGCTCCATTTGTCTTCTATCCACCATAATCCGGTGTTATGGAACTCTGCCAATGCGGAATCCTTGTGGTCTCCGGTCTCTAATATGAAATAATTTGTGAACACGGTGTCGCCGAATAATTCTGCAAGTCTTCTTTTCCTTAATTCCTGGGCCGGTATGTCGGATGTTTGTGATGTTATGGGTATAAATGTCCAACCTTCTGCATGCAATAATTTAACCCAAGTCTGGGAATCCGGCATGGGAGATTGCGTTGACATCCATGCACTCTTGTTAAATTCTCTGATCAATTCGCTGCCGTGGTCTTTGTGAATGCCATATCTAAGACTCATATCGTATTCTGTATCAGTGTTTTCTAATTCTTTATATCCTTTAGAATTCATCCATTTTTTAAAATGATCTTCCCATTCTAATAATACGCCGTCCACGTCTGTGAGTATAATTCGTTCCATTATTTGTTTCTTTCTAAAATTAAAAAACCACAGTCGTTGGTGTCATGATATAATTCTTTCCAATCATTGTTTTCTTCCTTCAACCATTTCTCTACGCCTAGATGTGTTCCAAACCTTTTAGGATTAACATCATGGAAAGCAAGATATTTCCTCACTTGATCGCTGTGTTTTTTTAATTCTTTATATGTATGCTCTTTTGTGTGCATGGTGTCAATGAATAAGAGATCTGTTTCTTCGATTGATATGGCCAAATCATCGGCAATTATACATTTGAAATCTATCCCCAATTCTTTGGCAATTGTCTCATGTTCTTGCTGATTTAAGATCTTATTGATGTCAACTGTGACTAATTTTTTAGGCTTGCAGGCCATCCATATGGTGGTTGTGCAACCTTCATAGTGTCCAAACTCTGTTATGGAATCTAGATTAGAAAACCGTTCAACCAACCAATCCATCCTGCCGGGCATGTCACCGGCCATTTTCCATTTGGTGTTTGGTCTAGTTTTGTTCTTCCAGGAGTTGTATAATATTTTTAAATTTTGAGACTTATTGAGATTACCTGATAGTGGCATCTTCCATACCCGCCACTCTAAGTTTAACTATGTTGGTCAGCTGCCATTGTTTTTGATCCAAACCTTTGGTTATTCCCAACCATTTGTTCCTTAATAGAGCAAACTCATTGATGATCTTTTCCAAATCCACAACATCTGATTCACCATCCACGTACTTGTCAGCATCTCTAGATGTGAGCGCTCTGTTATAGTTTTCTAAGAATTTTTTAAATGTTTTAGATCTCAATCTCCTATTTTCGATGTTTAGATATTCTAATATAGCTTCAATTTCTTGCAATTGATTGAATCTTTGTTCTACTACTCCCGGCAAAGATGCTGCCGATTTCTCTAGATTTCCAAAAATATATATTTCTTTACGTGCTGTTTCTAATTCTTGCTCAAAGAACTTGATGCAATCAGGTATTAAACTAATATCTTGGCTGACTTTTGTATACCAACTCATTCTTCCTCGTAGTCTTCTCCGTTATCATCTTGTTCAAAAACAGTTTCTATCGCTTGTTCTAATTTTTCATCATATTCTCCCGCTGCTTTGATTGTCTTGGTAGATATGCCCACATCGACTAGTGTCTTGATAAAGTCCACAGCGCAATCTGCTTTTTGTCTATCGGGCACATAATGACTGACAGAGTTCCATATCTGTTCTATGTCTTCGGGGGTCAATTCTTGCATTAATTTTTTTCCTGCCAGAGAGGTTCAAACACTCTTTGTTTCTTTTTGCTATCCCAATAACCGTAATAGCCTGTAATCTCTTTATTTTTTTTCTTTCTTAGTTTGTACTTCATTTTGCTGTTTTGTTTCAGTCTTTTTGATGTTTTGATAGTCATTCATTATCATTGTTAATTTATCTCCATTCCAGTCTTTTCTATACTCTAGATGTTCTTTGCCCTTGCTGTCCACATACTTTAATCTATTGCCCGACTGCACCAACACTCCTTGTTTCTCAAAAAGATCAACCAATCCAGAGTATAGATCCATGCCCGTGTTATATGGTATCTTGACTTGTACACTTTCGAAAGGTTTGGCATAGCGAGTCTTCATGACTTTGCATGCCGCTCTTATACCTCTCACTTCTGAGATTTTATTACCGGCCTCATCTTCCTTCAACTTTAGTTTTTTCATTGCTATCACGATCGAAGAAGCATAGATAAATCCTTGTCCCCCCGAAATCTTGTCATCTGGATCGAACATGTCCTGGGAAGCATAGGTGTGGTTGGTGCAGACCATGCCCACGTTGTAAGAACCAAACATGTTCACACAATTTCTAACCAGGGCTGTCAGAGCCTTGGGTTTTCTACCCAAGTCGCCTTTCATCTCTCCTGCTTCGAATTGATTCACATCTGTGGGAGTCAACAACATGCCCAACGAATCTATCACAAATAAAATTTTAGGTGCATTTTCTCTATTTTCTAAATTTTCTTCCTTGTATCCTCTCATGAATTCTGATATGGTCTTGGCCACGTCATCCACCATTGAAAGACTTAATTTTAATAATTTTTTCTCATCAGTATCCACGCCCAGTGCCTGTAACCAAGATTGGTCTAGTGCGTTCTCCGTGTCGATCAATATGACGTATATGCCTTGTGCCTGTGCATTCTTGATTACATTGCCTGATGCTATGTAAGATTTACCTGCTCCTGATTCTCCAGCCAGCACAGATACCTTGCCCAGTGGAATGCCTTTGTTGAAGTCTCCGGATATCAGATAGTTTAATGCGTAGTTCCCTGTGGAGATCCAATCTGTTGGATCATTAAATCCTAAACCCAACCCCTGGATTGATTTTGTGATGCTCTTCCTAAATTTTGTTGCGTCAAATACTTTTGTCATTTTTTTCCTATTCTTTTATACTAACACTAATTGGCTCCAGTGTCAATATGCTGGAGCCAAAAGGGAAATTAGTGTTATTTGCTCTGTCTTGATCTGATCAGTTTCAAGATGTCTTCTGCTCTCTTGGCGCTGTCAGTGGATGGTTGCGGTGCTGCCGCAGCAGGAGCAGCTTTTACCGCTTCTACCTTGGCAACAATCGCTTCTCCATCAACCGTAGCTGTCACTGATGCTGATCCATTTGATTGGATCGAAACACCGGCTGGTCTGAAATACTGACCATATTTTTCCAGATCATAAGCTTCACCTTCCACAGATTTCTCAAATAATTCTTTGATTATTTTTACTTCTGCATCAGTGGGCTTCTTGGGTCTGAAGTCTGAAAGATTAAACAAGCCAAACTTGTCGATGGCCGCTCTCTCTGCTTCGTCCAGTGCTCTTTCTCTCCTGCTCCATTTGGAAGTGGAATAATCAGCGTAACCGCCCTTGGATGTCTTGGTTATCCTGAAATCCACGCCCCTCACAGAATCAGTTGGTAGCTCCTCCATCTCTGGATCCAGCAACGCAGATCTGATTATGTTGAAGATCTGTGGACCAATGATGAATCTCCTGATTGGGTTCTCTGGTGTCTTGTCATCAGTCAAAGGATTTTGCAGCACAAAACCTTGGAATATGTAACTTTTCTTTTTCCAATATTTCCTGCCCATGTCCTCCATTGACTTGTCCTTGAACCAGGGTCTAACTTCCGTTAGAACCGGGCAAGTTTCTCCATACATCTCCATGCATGGCACCTGTACCTGCACCGGCCTTGAATCAGCTTGGCCCTTGATACCGGCAAAAGGCAACTTGATCATTGCTCTCTCCGTCCAGAAAAAGGTGTTGTTTGGATCCTTGTCAGGCAAGAAACGAACTACTGCTTCTTGATTTTCCTGTATGTTCCAGTGTGGGTAGATGGCGTTGTCGCCGCCTGTTGATGAAGCGGAGCGATTCACTTCTTGGGATTTTAATCTCGCTCTTATCTCAGCTAGTGTAGCCATAATGTAAGCCTCCTAATGTGCCTATGTTTGTTTTATGTTTGCCTAATGTATATTAGACATAAAGAATAATATACACACTTATTTATCTGTTGTCTATGGGGAAGTTTGGTATTATATACCGGCTAATTTTTTGATTGCTGCTAATTCTTCTTGTTTTACCGACTCGTTATTGCTGGCGTATTCTTGGTTTTTTTCTATTGCTGCTTCTTCCGCAGAAAAATCAAAATCTTCCAATTGCATGCCAGCCAATTCTATGGCATCTTTCAATGTGTATTCCTTGTCGCCCACCTTGAACTTGTCTCCGGGCTTCATGCCAGCTGCCTTGGCCTTCTGCACTGCCAGTGCGAACTCGTTGCCCTCGGTCTTGGTGCCTTGTTTGGCTTTCTCGTCTCGATATCGTTTTGAAACTATGGCGTATTCCTGTGCTGTCAGTTGGCTCACATCTATGTTGTGAGTGGCTTTTAACCACTGTGCGAATCCTACGTCTTCATCTAGGGATTCCATCAAACCCAGTTCACTCAATCTGTCCATGATCCACTCTTCGGGATCACCTTCTCTGGCCTTGGCCACCTCATATGGCATCTCGCCATTGCTCATGTAGTAGCTCAGTAGTTCACGGTATAGTCGGCCAAACGTTATCAGATCTTCTCCGGCCAATACTTTTTGCCATGATTCCGCATTCTGGTCCAATATCTTTTG